CAGGTTTTGAGATCTGGTGCGATCCTCGGATTCGTGTTGGTCACGAAAAGACTCGGGTTATTTGATTAGGAGGTTATTATGGCAATCATGAAAGGCGGTGGGTATGTTGAAGGAACCCCGAAAAAGTCTCGTCAAGGGAAGGGCAAACATACAAAACTGTCCGCGACTTCTCGTAACGGTGCTAAAAAAAGATATCGTGGTCAAGGTCGTTAAATAGGAGCAGTTACATTAATACATAATGGCTGCTTTAATCTGTAACCTCCCCTCGGTTGAGGTTTGGGTAAGAAAAGAATATCTCACTGACCATCAATCTGGTCATGGTGAATTTGTTAAAGGCGTCTGGGTATCGTGTAAGTCGATACCTGGGCGCACTTTTTATTTTGAGACGTATTTGCCGGAATATGCGGCAATGTATGATAAACTACCTATTAGTGCGTTTGTGTCTGCTCCAGAGGTTCCTAGCCCCGATATGGACCTTCCTAACCTACAGTTCTGGAACTGCATGGATTATGGTGTTGTAGCAGTTACGAAGCAGTTTATCGGTTCTATGGACTATGAACTGTACACAAGGGACTTTGGTATTCAGAAAGGCACCTATATCTGCACTATAGATAATTACCATCAGGATCCTGAAGTGGTTGATTATGCCACAAGTGAAAATCCTGCTGAACATAAGTCACATAACCTTATTGAACTTGAAAATGGGCAGTATGCACTGTATCCTAATAATAGAATGCGTATCTATGATAACAGTTTGACACCTGTTGAACCAAAACAACCTGATTTTAAGGTTTCGACCCAATATTACCAAGTTGAAAATGGTTTTGAACGTCTTGGAATGGGTCGTGAGGACGAATATTTTTGGAAAACTGCTAAAGAAAGAGAAGATTCACCAAAGGACATTATCGGATGACTACTGAACACGATTTTTTAGACAATTTAGGCAATCATCAGCATCAAAAAATGCTTCGTGAGATCTCAAATGACGATTTAACACCCAAAAAACGAGATTCTGTCGAAGAAAGTGAATTTTTTGAAAATGAAACGAATCCAGAACCTCTTTATGAGTAGATAATTCAAAATTGCCTTAATAAATAAGATATAATCGCCGGATTTTTGTGCCTTTAGAACGGGTTAGTCAAGGTTTTAAGGACCTAAGTATGACATTTCAGAGAAATCCTCTGAATGATGACCTGATTGCGCTTAAGAATGAAACCGCAATATCACGTTCAATAAGAAATATTGTATTTACGGTGCCTGGAGAACGGTTTTTTGACAATGACTTCGGTTCTAACATCTCCAGGTCTCTTTTTGAGAACTTAGACAACATCTCTGCCAATACAATTAGAGAGGAAATCACCCAATCTATCTTAAATTATGAACCAAGAGTTGAATTGGCAAGAGTAAATGTCCGACCAAACTTTGAAAACAACGAATTTAATGTAACAATCATCTATGAAATCATAGGTGCTGACGTTCCACCACAAGAATTACAATTTGTTTTGCAACCAACTAGGTAAAGATGCCATTATCCAACTTCGCTAACCTGGATTTTGAACAGGTTAAGACAACTCTTAGAGAATATCTAAAAGAAAACTCTAAATTTACGGATTATGACTTTGAGGGGTCTAACCTCTCAACGATTTTGAACGTTTTGGCATACAATACCTATATTACTTCATACAATGCCAACATGGTTGCGAATGAAGTATTCATTGATAGTGCGACATTAAGAGAAAATGTCGTTTCTTTAGCAAGAAATATCGGATATTTACCAAAATCAAGAAAAGCAGCAAGAGGAGTTTTAAGTTTTTCTGTAAATACGGCAGGTATAACCCCAACACCATCAAATCTTACCCTTAAAAAGGGAATTGTTGCAACTTCATCAGGTTCTTTTGGAAAACAATCATACGTTTTCTCAATTTTAGAGGATATTACAGTTCCTGTTTTTGATAATACAGCATCATTTACTAATATATCAGTTTATGAGGGATCTCTCTTAACATCTAATTTCACTGTTAATGCTAGAGATCCAAATCAAAAGTTTATTTTGGATAATATTGGTATTGACACTGATTTAATGACAGTATCAGTTCGACCAAACGAACAATCAAGCAGAACTGTCAAATATAGTCGTCAAGACAGTTTATTTGATGTTGAATCTGATTCAAAAGTATATTATCTTCAAGAATCGGATGATGAAAGATATGAAGTTATTTTTGGTGACGGAATTTTCGGAAATAAGTTAGAAGATAACAATTTTATCACTATTGATTATATGACATCAAGTGGTGATTCGGCAAATGGAGTATCAAAATTCAAATATGCCGGAAAATTAGTTTATATTCGCAATTCTCAAGAATATACAGTAACTTCTGGTATCAGTGCTGTTGCAACTGGTATAAATGCGTCTGGAGGAGAACCAATTGAGTCTGTTGAGTCAATTAAAAAGTATGCACCAAGAATTTATGCCTCACAAAACCGTGCATTGACTGCAAATGACTATGAAACTCTGATTCCAGCAAAAATTTATCCAGAAACGGAGTCAATTTCTGTTTTTGGTGGTGAAGAACTGATTCCTCCGCAATATGGAAAGGTTTTTATCAGCATTAAACCCAGATTTGGGGATTTTCTTCCAAATTTGATCAAAGAAAACATCAAATTGAAGTTAAAAAAATATGCTGTTGCTGGAATTGTCCCAGAAATCCTTGATTTGAAGTATTTGTACTTGGAACTTGACAGTAAGGTTTATTATAACTCAAATTTAGCACCATCAGCAACTGCAGTATCAACAATTGTACAGAATAATGCTGTAAAATACGCAGAATCTTCAGAAATGAATCAATATGGTGCAAGATTCAAATATAGTAAGTTTTTGAACGTAATTGACAACAGTCACGAAGCTGTTACATCCAACATAACTCTTGTCAGAATGAGAAGAGATCTGAGAGTTGTTTTGAATACTTTTGCAGAGTATCAAATTGGATTTGGCAATGAATTTCATATTAAGAGTATGGATGGATATAATATAAAATCATCAGCATTTAGAGTAGCAGGAATTGCTCAAAATGTTTACATGTCTGATGTTCCAGACACTAATAGAATAACTGGATCTATTTTCTTCTTCACTTTACCAACAGTTGGATCTCAATCTCCAACAATCATTAGACGTAATGTTGGAACAATCAATTATGCAGGTGGAGTTATTACTTTAAATCCTGTCAACATTCTTGCAGGAAAATTAAAAGACGGTGTTGATACAATTGAAATTGAAGCAGTCCCTCATTCAAATGATGTTGTCGGATTACAGGATTTATATTTGCAACTAGATATAAGTGGGAGTAATTTTGAAACTGTTATTGATGAAATATCATCTGGTTTAGATCCCTCAGCATCTAATTACCTAGTGTCATCTAGTTATCCAAATGGCAATTTAGTTAGGTCTGGAGGTCCTTCAACAACCACAACATTTGATACTACAGGAGCAAATGGTAGATCAACGGTAGCAACACCGACTACAACCACCACCCAGACATCAACACCAAGCAGCTCAGTATCAACATCAGGAAGTTCTTCCAGTTCACCATCATACTAAGACGATAAATTCATAAAATGTCAGAAAGTAGAATTCAGTTTAATGCTATTGTCGCAAGTCAACTTCCCGCATATGTGCGAGAAGATTATCCTTTAGTATCTGATTTTCTAAAACAGTATTATCTTGGTCAAGAGTATCAAGGTGGTCCAATTGATTTGATTCAGAATATTGATAGGTATATAAAATTAGATAATAACACTAATCTGACTTACAGTGTTGTTCTTGCAGAGGATATAACATTTTTTGATGATGAGATTAAAGTTGATCCTGGAAGGTCTCCAGAAGGAACAAGAGGTTTTCCTGATACTTACGGACTTTTAAAAATTGAAGATGAAGTAATTACATATACTGGAAAAACTGATTATTCTTTTACAGGATGTTCTAGAGGATTTGTTGGTATAACATCTTACAGAAATGAATTCAAACAAGAGGAAGTTCTTTTTGAATCAAATGATGCAGATGATCATGATGCTGGAACAACTATTGAAAATTTAAGTTGCTTATTCTTAAAAGAGTTTTTACTTAAGGTAAAGCATCAACTTCTTCCTGGATTAGAAGATAGGTCTTTAGTAAGTGATTTAAATGAAAATATATTCATAAAACAATCAAAAGATTTTTACCTCAGTAAAGGAACTGATACTTCTTTCAAAATTTTATTCAAAGCACTATATGATAAAGATGTTTCCGTTATAAGACCATCAGATAATCTTTTAACACCATCTAATTCAAATTATCGAGTTGTAAATGAATTAGTTGTCGAAGCAATTTCTGGTAATCCAGAAGAGTTAGATAATGCAACTTTATATCAAGATGCATACAAGTTTGATAGTGGTTCTAATAAAGCATATGCTCCAGTAATTTCAATTGATAAAATCGAAGTTGGATATGGTAAATCTTACTATCGTCTTGGATATGATGGTGGATATAATAGAGACGTTGGAGTTGATGGATCAGTATACGGAAATTTTGTTGTAGAAGCATCGACTAAAGTTATCGGAAATGTTTCTGCAGGGTCTACTATCATCGACGTTGACTCTACAGTTGGATTTGGAAGCACTGGAGAACTGTATGTAACGTATGAAGATACTACAACTGGATTTGTCTCATATACATCAAAATCATTAACACAATTTTTTGGAGTTACTAACTTAACATCAAAAATATCTGACACAGCAACAATTGGAATTAACACTTTTGCATATGGCAGATCATCAGTTAATCAAGAACTCATAAGAGTTAGAATATCATCAGTTCTTGATAATGTAAAAATACCAGAAAATGTTATTTCTGCAGAAAGACAAACTACTGCTAGAGTTACTGACTTAGGGATTAACGAAAGCACTTTTAAAACAAACAAGTGGTTTTATAATGTTTCGCCATCCTATAAGGTATCAAAAGTAGAATTAATTGATATTTCCGACTATACGTACAAGATTACACTAAATGTAAAAAATTATTTAAAACCTGGGAATAAGATAGGTGTTGTTTTAAATGATGGTACAGAATTAGAGTCCACAATTGTAAGTATTTCTGATGAAAAAACTTTTAATATTCGTGGACAAGGACGTTTAAATGCAGATACTGTTCAAAAGATTAAAAGAAGAATTCAAAAAGGATCTTCAAGTAATTTTCCAAAAATTCAACAGTTCTCTACAGATGTTGATGCATTATTTAAAAATGATGATGGAAATTATGTGGTTGCCTCACAATCACTTCCAACTTATAATGCTCAACCAATTGAAATAACTCCTAGGCAATTTAAATTTTCTGGAACTTTTTCTGGAACTTCATTTTTAGTATCACCTGGTGTTGAGCATGGATTCTACACTGGAGACGCAATATATTACAAAGCTAGAACAGTTAGTCAAAGTTATATTGATGGTAATGGATCTGTAGCAACCAGATCTGTTAGAGATACTGCACTATTTGATGATGGTTTGTATTTTGTTCAAAGAGTTGATGGATTTACTTTAAAATTTGCTAAAAGCAGAAACGATATTTACAATTCTAAATTTATTTCTGTAGATATAGAAGTAACAATAACAGATAGTGTTATTGAACCATATGAGTTTTATGGTAAAACATTAAAACCACAAAAGATTTTAAGAGAAGTATGCGATCCAGAATCTGATGGAACGGTAACTGAAACAGAACCAGGTTTTACTGGAATATTGGTAAATGGTGTAGAAATATTAAACTACAAATCAAAAGATTTTATTGCATATGGTGAAATTGAAAAGATAAATGTTTTGTCTCCAGGAGGGAATGTTGACGTTGTAAATGTACCAAATCTTTTAATTAGTGACCCTGTTGGAACTGGTGCAACTGGACACTTATCTGTTTCTGGTTCTCTTAGAGAGGTAATGATAAAAGATCCTGGATTTGATTATTTGTCAACTCCAACGATTAAGGTTACTGGAGGAAATGGAGAAGGTGCATTATGTCAAGTTGACATGAAACTAATTGATCATGCTCCTGAGTTTGCCACAGATATTGTATCTGCTGAGGTTGTTGTTGGTATTTCCTCTACACAATCTAGGATTGGATTTTCTACATATCACAAGTTTAGAAATGCAGA